GGCCGGCCCGGTGATGCCGGCGCAGACGGTCCAGACGCCGCCTGAGTCCCGATATGGGTCGTACTTCCGCCCTTCGTGCGCCGAGTCGTTCTGCCCGAGCGCGGCGACCAGCGCCAGAATCAGCGCGGCCGGCGCGGCGGCAAACCCGAACTTGCGGCCCTTGCCGCTCGGTGCTTGGTCAGCCACGGCGGGCCACCTTGGCGATCACCCTGCGGACGGTGACCCACCGAGCAACCCACCATGCACTCCAATCGCCCCAGTTCTTCACCACCACGGCGAACGTCTGCACCAAGGTGAAAATGATGGTGCAGGCCACGGCCACATCGCTGAGCGTGTACCCGGGGTTGTACGTGCCGACCGTGACGCCGGCGGCCGGGGCAATCTTCGCCGCGGCCACGGCAAGGTCTTGGGTGATCTGCTCTTTCATTGAAGCTCCGAACGGGTTGGCGTTCAGCGCTCGAATGGGACCTCAAACACCCCAGCGC